GTTAATGAGACTGGTAGTAATCTTGGTTACTGGTATGTCTCCAAGTGCTTGAACATTGTGTCTCATGCTAGTAAGAAAATCTTTAGCTGATACATCTCCGTTCTTTCTCCTGCGATAAGTTTTGTTCGCAGCTTCTTTTAATGTTGGTGTTTTCTTTTTCAAGGTCGTGACTCCAATGGTTAATAAGGGTTGTTAGTTCTTTGATACGCTGAGTGGCAGCGTTGATTTTATCTAGGGTATTCATCATGGCATAAGGTCATCAATCCTTTGTAGCTCTGGCAGTTTTGCAAAGGCAATAAGATCAACGATATTGTATTCTCTTGTGGTATATCTTTTACCACAGTCAATACATTCTCTTCGCCTTGAAGTGTATGGAATGTTAGCCTTGTTCTTATTGATAGGGTTAGGCTTACCACTCCTGAATCGAGTCTCAAGATTTTTAGTATTGAGACCCCGACAGTTAGGGCATATACTCATGGTTAGTACTTTCTGTTGGTAAAGTGTTTGGTTAATTTTTCGTTAGCTTCTCCGATAAGAACTAACGTGGTAGTGATGATAATTATGTTTATAAAAATCATTTAAATAGATAAGATTGTTTTAACTAATTCTCTTTTGAGAATGACGATAGCTTCTTTGGCATCAAGGTTCTGATAAGCTATCAGGTTTGGTTGTGAGCCTGTGATTCTACAGGCTCGATAGTACATGGACTCTAGTTCCCAGTACGTTTGATGGGTCTTGCGTTTAATCATGGAAGTTAGGAATGAATGTACCTTCCATAGTTACAGGTCTTGTATAAGTTTTACCTAGTGGTTCTCTCCATAGTTCGGGGTGTTGAATACGTTTAAACTGTACGTGTTCTAATCCTGCTTGATTAACTATTTCACAGGCACAGTCAGTCCAGTATGTCTCAGAGTTGTGACCTAGATTTTCTATCTCATCATTCCAATATGGAATAGCTATTGCTAGACCTCTAAGCCAGTTCTCAATATCATCTTGACCTAAGTTTGAATACCATAGGTTGTAACACCATTGAAATTTTTCTTTATCATTCCAGTCTTGCCAGTTGCTATTGTCTAGTCCGTTACAGTATTCGTTTGAATCTAACTCGAACTCGATAGCATCTAAGATTAAAGTTGTTAGTGAAGTTTTCATGTGACTCCTTTTGTTTGGTTAGTGGGTAGGGCATACCCTTAGTCAAGTATGCCCATTTGTTTTTCAGTTGTCAATAATCTATCTTGTCTAGAATATCTGACACTTGTTTTAGTTGATCTTTCTTTAGCTTTTTAATAGCATCTTTATCAACTGTATTTTTAAAGTCTGGTTCAGGTGGCCAGTTCTCATCATTGACTTGATTAATAAGATTGTTTAGTTTCATGTGACTTTTAGTTTGGTTAGTAAGGGCATAGCTTTTACACTATGCCCAGTTGTTGTGACTACTTAGTGGTTAGGTAGTAAGTCTTGTCTAAGACATACGTAACCTCTAAGTTTGCGAGGTCGCTTACCCCTGCTATCGTAGGTGTCCCAGATAGCACCCTCTTTAACTGCAACCCAATGTTGTGGTACATGAACTATGCAAGTCTTAGGTATGTTGTCTTGATTAAAGTACAACCACGTTGACTTGTCATTGTTCCTGTATTTAGTAAGGGATTTATAAACAACATCAAGTCCAAAGTCTTGAAGTGTTGCGATTAAATCTGTCTTACTTAAACCCCAGTCTGCTGACTTAGCTGACTGTTTACGTTGACCCCATTGATCGTAGTAGTAACTACCTGCACGTTTGTTTCTGGTAGCTTTGTTCCAGACTTCTTTGTAGTCAAGACCATAAGCTAAACAGATAGCTCTCGTACCGCAGTCACCATGCCTTTCTTTCTTAGGGTGTGGGTTGCGTAGCATCACTCTTAAACCTGAATGATGAGAGGATTTTGGAAAAGTTAATTCCATAATTAGATAAAGCGTTGTACAACTGAGTGACTCTTTGTGAGCCACTCATACTAGCCCTTTGGTCAGGGCTAATAAGAGTGGTTCTAGTAACACATTATCAAGTGTTATCGGATTTGTCAACTATCGGGTTCAGGATAAAGTTCTTAGCCTTTACTGATTGTCCTAAGATAGTGTTAATAAACTTGGGTTCTTTCCTGAGTTTACTAATCCAGTTCTTAAGGTAACTAGCGTGTTGGTCATCAGTTGTGCTGACTTTCAACTCTCTAGCTAGTAAAAACGCTGCACATTCTGTAATGATTTCTTCTTCAGCGTATAGCTCAGAGCCAAATCCACACGCTTTTACTATGCCCTGTCTCGCTAGTCTTTCTTGAGACCCACTACTATGACAGGCTTCGTGCATAACTACAGCGTAGTAATTCTCATTGTTTGAGAATCTAGTTCTATCGGGAACTACGATCTCATCAAAGAGTACATCATAGTATGCTCTATCCCCTTTGTGACTGAAGTTTTTAAGGTGCTTATCAATGTAGTTGGTAACTACTATGTCATGCACATTCTTTAGTCGGTCATCTAGTGGCTCAAAGTTAGTAGCTTGATGTTGTTTCTCAAGGTCAGCTATCCTATCGTCTAGCTTTTTTTGATTCTCAGGTGTTGAGCCTACAAAACAGGCTATGTTAAACACTCTAGTAGGTCGAAAGATAGTAAATCTAGCACCAGTCTCGACTTGTAAACCATCAGGTTTGGACTCATCTAAGGGTCGCTTACCATTGATTGTAATAGGTCTAAGAATGACTGCACTCTTACTACCTTTCTTGATTTTAAGACCCCATTTTTGAGCCTGTTTGAAACCGCACCAGTAAGGATATTTATGGCCTTGAGCTAGTTTGTAAATCTCAAGGGCTATAAGGTTACCATTTTGGTAGTATTCCCCTGTTGTAAAGTTCATATGATCACCTTCAGGTGTCCACTCTTTGCGAAAAGGATTACAACCTTTCTCCATTAGTGAGATTAGTGTATCAGCTAATTCTTGTATGCCCTTATCAGGATTGTAAGGTTCTTTTTTAGTTTGTTTTTTGACAGGTGTTAAGGTCATTGTTTTTGGTAAAGTAGTTTTGGTTAGAGAGTCTTGTTAAGGACTCTTTAGAACCTACCTAGTAGGCTCTAAGGAATCGTTAATTCTATTCCACTCATAAAGTGCATCTTGTTTTTGTGAGATATGCCAAGACCTTAAGACAGGTTGAGAGACAGTACCATTAACAACTAATAGAATTGAATCGGTCATTGTTTGCACTAAGGAAAACGTGCGGTTAGATTTGATAATCATTAGATTTGTATATCAGGTGTAGTAGTTTGGATTTTGAAAGTAAAGCCTAGTTTTTTAAGGGCATTAATATTACTTTGAGTGAGAGTACTGTTACCAGTCAAAGACTGTAATGGATCTCTTTGTTCTTCATTGACTACATCAACATAAGTAGTTCCGTAGGCAACCCTAGTTGAGATTAAAATTTCAGACATGATAGTTAAGTTTTTGGTAAAGGTTTGGTTAGAGTATTGAACTCTATCAAGGGAATTTAACCCTTGAAAGAATCTAAGTACTTTTGAGTTACGGTCTTGTAGTCAAGACCTGACAACCATTTATTGAGTTGTCTAGTAGTAGTCTTTGAGTAGTGTTGCTCAGTTCTAACGTAGCCTTCATTGGCTAGATTAGCTGCTACGACTGTGTTGTATGACCAGAATAATACTGATCCGTTAGGTAGTTTTGACTCATAAATGTTAGAGCCAACTTTGATTTTGTCCATTAAAACTGTGTGGTTAGTTGTTTAGTAAAGATCAAGTCTTGTTGACCTGATGAACCCACTATAGAAAGTGTTACCGCAGATTGTCAACACTCATTCTAATATTAGTCTGACTTCCCTTGCTATCACTAATTAAATTCATTGTTTACATTTAGTAATAATTAGATTATCTTAGTGTTTATTACCCTTATCTATTAACCCTATATACCCTCTATTCATTCTCTACCCTATACCCCCTATTGATTAACCCTATATATTTATTTTGATTTAACCTATTGAACCTATACCCCCCTACCGATTAAGAAAAGAAATAAAAGTAAATAATAGAATCAATAGACCAAAAACCACACTAAGAATAGTAATAATATTCTGAGAGCCTAGTAGTAGCAATATATTTTTCTTATAAACGCTTTATTTTTTTATAAATTGACAAAATTTTTTTTATTTATAGGGGGAAACTCGCTATGCACGTATTCTGTTACCCTTTCAGATTTTTCTGTCAAAATTTTTTCTTAAGATTATCCTAATGTATTCTTAAGATAATCTTAGTGTGCTTAGTTAGAGAAACTCTTTCTCCTATACTAGGCTTTAATAAGCACCGCTTATGAAACCATCATCAGATACATTAGAATTTCTTATCTGTTGAGGAGACATACCCATAGCGGATTGAGATATTGTGTTGTTTAGTAGAGACCCCCAGTTATCTAGGTGTACAGCTAGAAGTTCATCTTTACGTTTAGAGATGTTTAGGTCTTCAGTTTGAGCCATATAGTCAGTCCAGTAAGCAACTGCCCCTGCTAGGGAGTCAACGAGGTCATCATGTACAAGAGAACCTTTATTTCTGGATAATCTTGATATTTGGTAGATAAGTTGTAGTTTTAATCTACGTTCAGGTGTTTCATTAGGGTTAGATTTAAAGTCATTTTCTACAACTCTGCGATCAATAATAAGTTTATGAGAGTTCATTACAGGTTCTAAGGTATCAATGATTCTCATTTCTTTGGTCTTTGTATTTCGCACGTCTTCAACTTCGCAAGCGTGGTATCTCATAAGAAAAGGTTTTAGTAATTGTGAGAACATACCGCCACCAAAGTTTTGTTCTATAAGAATCTTGTTAATTTTATTGTCTTTAGCAGTCTTAGCAATGCGTTCTAACACGTTATTGGAGTAACCACCTGACAAACCGAAGCACTCTGTGACAAATAAGTTACCATTAAGCATCTTTACACAGGATATAGCAGTCTGGTCTTTACCAGTACCAGAGGGGTCAACAAACATCACGCTACCTGTGTATTCAATGTAGTCTCCGAACTCTTGTGCAGGTCTATGAAACCTGTCTCCATTGAATCCAACGCAAGATAGATCAGAGATTACATACTCAGGAGAGTTAGACCAAATAACTTTTTCAGGTGCGTACTCTTTATTGACCGACATAATTACTAGGTCGTTAATTTTTAGAGGGTATCTATCTTGATCTGAGAGTGTTGTATCAAGCATGAACTGTAGATTGAACCCAGAACGTCCATAAGACGCTTCACGTTCCATCAAATCCTGTGCAGAGAACCTTACAGGGTCAACAGGGTCTTGTGGCTCTACAGAGCCTTCTAGGAGGTTCTTAGCAAGACGTGGTGCAAGACGATCTCCGTAGTTGTTTTTATGGTTTGGGTAACGTGCAGTCCATATTCTTGTTTCATATCCTCTTTCTTCTAGTGTTAGGTACAAACTATTCTCTACTTGTGGTGTACCTAAGAAGGTAATCTTGCCATTTGGTTTTAGTATCGCTTCAAATTCTTTTACAGCTTCAGATAATTTGTCTCTCATTGGCTGTGTAAAGCTATTGTTAGGTACTTCACAGTCATCTGCTATGACTTCATCAGCACGACTTCCTGCAAGCTGCGATAAGACCCCTTTAGATGAACAGGAGGGTGCGTGATCGGCACTAGCAGGTCTTACATCAAAACTTACCTTACTGTTTCTTTGGTCATCTCTGGGGATTAGTGGAGCAAGTATAGGCATCTCGTTTATAAGACGCATAGTAAACGTGGTAAAGTTATCAGCCCTGTCTTTACTGGCAGATACCACAAGAAACTTTAGTTGTGGGTCTATCCTTAGTCTCCAAACAACGTAAGTAGAAGTAATCCAACTCTTACCTACTCCACGAAACCCTTGTATAATTTTTCTTCTAGCACCATGTTGTAGATATTCTGCTATATCTAGCTGAACAGGTGTAGGGTCTGGTAGGTTTAGATGTCTCCAAGTAACAATTAAGAAATATCTAAAGTCTTGTAGCTTTTCTGGTAAGGGTTGCAATTATTAATCTGTAAGAGGGATAGTTTCTAGGTCTGGTAAGTTATTCATTAGCTCTGTCATAGGGTTGTTTTCTACAGGAATACACTCAATACCATTATCTTTTAGAAACTGTCTAGCTACGTTTAAGTCTCCTGCTTTTGCTTCGCCACTTCTTACCTTATCTAACAAGTCTTTTGCTAATTCAAGGTGCAAACTTTTTAATATCTTTAAGTTTTTATCCATGATTACTAGCTTTTTTGTTTAATATAATCACTTTTTAGGTCTATTGCCAAATAAAACATACTTAAGTTTACCTATAAAACCTAATTTTTTTTTGTTTTTATAGCGTTTTAATTGAGATTCAATTTTGTGTAATTTACTTTCAGTATCAGAGATCCGAACTAAAGCTGCAACAAGTAACATATCTTGCAGTCTTATTTGTTTTACAAGATCACAACAATAATCTTTGATTACAGAATCAGGTAATTCTTTAACCTCTCTGCATTTTATTTCTATTTCAAGCTCTACTTCGGGAGGAGGATTACCAATAAGAATATCAAAAAATTCTTTATGGGTCATTAGTTCATTTTAGGAAACAACTGTTGCTCCAACATATCAACAGCTTTATCGTCTAAGGTATTCGAGGTTTGTTTACAAATTGCTCTAAGCAAGTCCACCACTAACCTCTTCACAGCAGTCGTAGTGAAGAATTTTAGTAATACTGGCTTTAGTATTTTTAGCATAGTTTTGTGTGTTACTTCCCAAACATAGCTAACTTGCTAGTATTAGACAAGAGTTTTACGTTTTTATGGCAGAACAACCAAAAGAAAATAAAAAAGGAGTCTGGTTTAAATTACAAGAAGCAGTACCAGATCGAGAGGAACAATTTGAGTTTGTTTCTTTAGCTGTCAGATTAACGCTATTGCTTTGGGCTACAGCGATGTTGTCATTATCGTACTTAGATTTGTCAAAACTAGGAATACCACAACAAAAAATTGACCCAACATTTATAGCTTCAGTATTTGTAGGATTAGCTTCTAGCTTCGGAGCATCTATTACACAGAAAGGGAAAGAGAATGGTAAAAATGGTAAAAGTGTAAAAGCTGAATTGCAAGAAGTGTTAGGTAATACACAGCTAGTTAGAATAGATACACCTATAAGATTAATAGTAGATCCTAAACAGGAGAAAAAATGAAGAAACTGTTATTGCTATCTTTGTTTGTATTTAGCCCTGTATATGCCAATGGAGTTCCTTCTTGGACTACTGGTTCTAGTAACAGAACAGAGAATACTACTCAAACTATTCAGAGGTCAATAGTTACTGAAAAATATGGGTCTGCTTTAAATACTTGGGAAGCATCTAATATCGCTGTTACAAGTGCTAATAGTGGTGGCATAACTCATACAGATGCAATCTTTACTCCTAAGACAGATACCGCAGATTGGTCACTTAGTATTACTACTAGGGCAGCTAGTCAAATGACTGAAAAGATTACACAAACAGATGCGATTACAACCACTAGCGTTATCACTTCTTTGTCTGTCTTTAGCCAGTAATTCGGTAAGAGCCGAAGGCGATACAAATGTACAGGCTCAACCTAATGCTGTTGGTAATTCAAGTATTATCAACCAGAATATGAATATCAATAATGGAATGACAGGTAAGCAACAGTTTGGAAACTTAATTTGCAGTCAACCCACTATGGCTGTAACTCCTTTTTATACAGGTAATGATGCTCAAGGTGAAGAAACCTATAGCATTAATGAAGGTTGGGGTGTACAAATGTCTTTTATGATTCCATTAGGAGATAATCAAACTTGTAACGAGTTATCCAAAGTAAAGCTAGACTTAGCCAAAGAAGAACTAGACAAGCAAGTGCATGATAAGCAGCTAGTTCGTATCTTGAAGTGCGGACAGCTTCACGCATCAGGCTACATGATAAATCCTAAATCTAAGTTCGCATATATTTGTAGTGATGTAATCAATATACGAAGTTATGTAAAAGCTAATCCTTCTTTGTTTGGAAATCCTTTACCTCTTTCTTCAGAACCTTAGTAAAGATCTTTTTAAATATTTTCTTGATTTGACCTACTACAGCTTGCATTGCAATAGACCCTGCCACAGTTACAGTAGATGCCACCCCTGCACTAATAACACTTGACGCTATGACTTCAGGCGATGGAATTGGCATTTCGCCAAAAAAAGGTATATTAAAAGTACCTACAGTTTCTAATGAAGTATTTTCTAAGTTTTTTGGCAGGTTCGTTGGGATCACTTCTTGTTTTATACTTGTTACTTCCTCGTCTTGCTCCTCTTCTTCTGAAGAAGTTTTTGCCTTCTCTTCTCCCAAACCCGACTGAACTTGTTCCAGACTCGGTAAAAGAATTGGGTCTAGATAAGGTACTTCCGCTACAGGTGGATAAAAAATTGTTTTAGGTGGATTGAGTATATAGTTTGTATTTGGTAGGTTTGGTAAGTATATTTCGTCCATAGTATGAAAGAAGCCTTTGCTAAAGCATTAGTGCCTGTAACCATAATAACTTTTGTAGGAATTATGGCACTAGCACCTTTGTACGTCACCATGTCTATGATGACTAGACAAATGGAAAAAATAAACTAATTTTGTTATACTTTAATTAACTTCACTTCCATTTTGACTTTTAGCGGAGTTAATTTGTAAGTTAAAAGTGCCAGATACGTCTGACAACACTTTTACGTCATGGATAAGAAGTCTGTAAACCTTTACTATTACTAGAAAAATGGCTAATGCCACCGTTTCAAGGCTCGGTCTTGTAAACAATAGTGGAACAGGCTTTGACGCTCTGTTTCTTAAAACGTTTTCAGGTGAGATCCTAACTTCGTTTGCTGAAAATAATATTTTCAACGAAGCGATGCACACAGTTCGCCAAATCGAAAGCGGAAAATCAGCACAGTTTCCAGTTTTAGGAACTGCGACTGCGGCTTATCATACCGTTGGCACACCTTTGGTTGGAGCAAACCAAATTAAGGCCAATGAAAAGATCATAAACATTGATGATCTATTGATATCACAGGCTTTTGTGGCAGATATAGATAGTCTCAAGAACCACTACGATGTTAGGCAAACCTATAGTTCCGAATTAGGAAAGGCTTTAGCTCGAACATACGATCAAAACGTTGCGAAGGTAATCGCAAATGCTTCTAGAGCTTCTACTACTCTTAGTGGTGGTAACGGAGGTGTTGTTCTAACTCTTGCTTCTGGTAATACTGCGTCAGCAAACGTTACTGGTGATGAGTTAGCAGCAGCTATCTACGATATAGCTCAGACATTTGATGAAAGAGACATTCCTACTACAGATAGATTTGTAGTCTTACCACCTGCTGAGTATTACAAACTTGCAGAGTCAGCAACTAGAACAATAGACGTTGACTTTAACCCAGGCGGTAACGGTTCATTTGCATCAGGTAGAGTTCAGCAAATTGCTGGTATGCCTGTAATGATGAGCAACAACGTTCCTCAATCAAATGTAGGTTCTGAAGTTTCTGGTACAAATAACAGCTACGCAGGTGACGATAGTAAAACTATTGGTTTAGTTTTCCATAAGTCGGCTGTAGGTACTGTTAAGTTAATGGACATGACTACTGAAATCTCTGGTTCTGACTATGGATTGATGTATCAAGGTACATTAATGGTTGCTAAGTATGCTCTTGGTCATGGAATTCTAAGACCAGAAGCAGCAGCAACAATTAAACTATCTGCTTCCTAATTTACAAAAATGGGGTATCTTATTAGTAGATACCCTTTTTTTTTATGTCTCCAATGGGCAAAGGTACTTACGGAAGTAAGGTAGGTAGACCTAAGAAAGCAAAAACTACTGCTAAAAAGAAAAAAACTACTAAAAAATCTAAAAAAATGTAGCCATGCCTAAAAAGAAACTTGGTTTATACGCAAACATCCATGCAAAAAGAAAGCGTATAAAAGCTGGTAGTGGTGAAAAGATGAGAAAGCCAGGAAGTAAAGGTTCTCCAACAGCAGCAAATTTTAGGAGAGCAGCTAAAACTGCTAAGAAAAGATGACAGTAGCAGCTACGACAGAATTAGAAGCTATTAACGTAATGTTAAGTGCGGTAGGAGAAGCACCTATAAACTCTCTTACAGGCACGTTACCAGTTGATGCAAGACAAGCACAAAGTTTTCTTAATGAAGCTAGTAAAGAAATACAAAGTGAAGGGTGGTCATTTAATTATGAATATGATGTAGTTCTTACTAGGGATGCAGGTAATAGTATTGCGTTACCAACAAGTGTTTTACGTGTAGATGTAAGCGTTGCAAATCATCCTGATATAGATCCTGTTCAAAGAGGACTAAAATTATATGATAGAAAAAACCATACATTTTCTTTTACAGAAGATCTAAAAGCTGAAATAGTATATTTTTTAGCATTTGATGAATTACCAGAACCAGCTAGAAGATATATAAATTTAAAAGCTGCAAGAGTATTTATAGATAGAGTTTTAGGTGATGATGGATTACGTGGATATACACAACAAGACGAAATAAGAGCTAGGGCAGTATTGTTAGATTCTGATGCTAGTATTGCAGATCATAATGTTCTTACAGGAGATCCAGCGATCTCAGGTAGGTTTGGTACATTCATGCCAAGCAAAGCATTAATTAGGTAATTATGGGACTTGTATCTAGAGCTATCCCTACTTTATTAAGAGGTATCTCACAAGCTGCTGATGCTACAAAACAAGCTGACCATGCAGATTTACAAGACAATGCAAACAGTAGTCCAGTACAAGGATTAACAAAACGTAGTGGCTCACAATTTGTTACTTCTATTAGCACATCTACATTAGGTAATGTTCATGTACAAACTATTAATAGAGACACAACAGAAAGATATATAGCAATATTTAGTAATGGGAATGTAAAAGTCTATGAGTTAGACGGTACAGAAAAAACTGTAAACAAACCTGATGGTACAACATATTTAAATACATCTAATCCAAGAGATCAAATAAAAACAGTAACGATTGCTGATTTTACTTTTGTTGTAAATACATCTGTAACTGCTGCTATGGACAGTAGTTTATCTCCTGGCAATATCACCCAAGCTGTTGTATTTGTAAATCAAGTCTCAGATAAGACTACTTATACACTTACTGTAGACGGCACTACAGCAACTAAAGATACGTCAAGTGATAGTACATTAAGTACGACTACTGTTGCTACAGCTTTACGAACAGGATTATCAGGTTTGTCTGGTTTTACGATTACGCAAAATGGTGCTGTTTTACGTATCAAAAAGAATGATGGTTCTAATTTTTCTATAGATGGTACTGATACTCAAGGCAATTCACACCTTACTGTAGTTAAAGACTCAGTACAAAGATTTACAGATTTACCAACAGTTTCACCACATGGTTATGTAGTAGAAGTAAAAGGTGATGAAACAACAAACTTTGATAATTACTATGTAAAATTTGTAGCTAATAATAGTACTGTAGATGGCACGTTAGAAGAAGGGCAATGGGAAGAAACTGTAGGAGCTGGTATAAATTTTAAATTTGATTATGGTACTATGCCGCATGTTTTAATACGTCAGGCAGATGGTAACTTTAGATTTGCAAGGGTAGATGGAGATACATATACAATTAGCGGAACTGATTTTACATTACCAAAATGGGGAGAAAGAACTGTAGGTGATTTAGAGTCAGCACCTAGCCCTTCTTTTATAGGTACAAATATAAATAATGTATTTTTCTTTAGAAATAGATTAGGTTTTCTTGCAGATGACAACGTAGTTTTATCAAGAGTATCAGAGTTTTTTAATTTCTTTCCAGAAACAGTTTTAACTGTTGTAGATTCAGACCCTATTGACGTAGCTGCATCACATACAAAAGTAGCGATTTTAAAAAATGCAGTCACTATGGGAGAACAATTAATATTGTTTTCAGATCAAACGCAATTTGTATTAGCCAGTTCATCAGATTCTTTAACACCAAAATCAGCAAACGTTATAGTTGCAACAGAGTTTGAGAGTAGTGATCTTGTTGCACCTGTAGGTTCTGGTAGTTCTATATATTACCTAACAGATAAAGGACAGTTTGCAGGTGTAAGAGAGTATATAACACAAGAAAATGCAGCGATAAAAGATGCAGCAAACATAACCATACATGTACCAAGACTTATACCAGCAAATATATTTAAGTTTGCAGTATCTACTAATGAAGATGTATTGGTATTACTAGGTTCTGATAACCCTAATAAGTTGTATGTAAATAGATGGTTAATAGGAGATAACAATAGAAAGATACTAAATTCTTGGTCAACATATACGTTTAATGCAAGTAGAAGTATTAAAAATATTGATTTTATAGGTACAGATATGTTTATTGTTTTTGAAGAAGCAAATAAAGTTACTCTAGAAAAAATACCATTTGAAGCAAACTTTAGAGAAACCTATGCAGATTTTGAATATCATTTAGATCACAAGGTTACAGAAGCGACTACTGGTGTAAGTGTTTCATACAACTCAGGTACAGATGTTTCTACATTCACCGTTCCTTATAGGTTAAGAGCAAAAATGACGGTAGTAGGTAGGTATCTTGATACAGGAGAAACTAGCACATTTGTAGATACACAAGGCAATACAAAAACATTAAAGCCTGGACAAGTTTTATTGACTACTAATGCTACAGATGGATCTACTTCTACAATTACAATAAGTGGCGATTATAGAAATAGTAAATTTATAATTGGCGAGTCATACGAAATGCACTATAGATTTAGTACGCAAAGACTTACACAAAGTAGTGGTGGTTCTAATCAAGGAGAAGTAATTAGTGGTCGATTACAACTACGTAACTTTTACCTTAAATTTGAAGATACTGGTTTTTTTAAAGTAGAAGTCACACCACAAAATAGAGATACAAGTATTCATAAGTTTACTGGTAGATTTTTAGGAGCAGCTTCTAGTTCTATAGGAAGTATTAATTTAGAAACAGGTACATTTAAATTTCCTGTTATGAGTAGAGCAGATAGAGTTACTATAGATGTTAAGAATGACACTTTTTTACCTACACAATTAGCTAGTGCAGAATATGAAGCACAGTTTCATGTAAGAAGTAGGAGGATTTAATGGGATATTTACGAAAGTCTAATAATAAAGATTTAGATCATGTTATAAACAATATGAGGGTAATAGATAAAATAGAAGCATATTATCAAAGTGGTCAAAGTCCAGAAGATGCAGTAGCTTATAGTTATTTAAATAGTAGTATCACAATGACAGTTGCAGGTGATAAAGATCAACCTATGGGATTATGTGGTGTTGCACAAGATAAATGTATATGGTTTGTAGCTACAGATGAATTATATGAAACCAAAAAATATAGAATACAACTTATTAGAAAAGGTAAGGAATGGGTAGATAGTTTATTAAAAAACCACGATTATTTATATAATTATGTTTATAAAGAAAATACAAATGCTATTAAGTGGTTAAGGTCTATGAATTTTAATTTTATAAATTTACATAAAGAGTTTGGTTATCAGAAACAACCATTTTATGAATTTATGAGGATAGTATAATGTGTGTTTTTGCTGCACCTGCTGTTGCTGGAGGTTTAGGCGGTGCTGGTTTGTTTTCTGCTGGTGCTGCTGCTTCATCAATTCCTTTTTCTTTAGGAGTAGGAAGTAGTCTTGGTATAGCTGCACCTGCATTTTTACCTGCTGCAACCGCAGCTTCTATATTTAGCCCTGCTGCCTTTGCTGCATCATCCGCAATACCTTTTGCTACTGGTATAACTGCAAGTAGTAGTTTTTTAGGATTAGGTGCTGCTGCAAAACCATTCTTAGGAAGGCAAGCTTTAAATTTTTTCACAAAAGGACTTAGTGGCATACAACAAAGAAAAATTGCAAATCAACAAGCACAGTACGCATACGAAGCTGCAAGACGAGGTGCGGAAGCTGCTGACCTTGCATTTTCTAGAGAAGTAGAAGCTACAGCAGCTAGACTAAAAGAAGAAAAAGCTAGTGCAGCACAACAAAAACTAACAGCTACTATAAAAGGTATTAGAGCTAGAGCAGCAGTTAGGGCAACAGAAAGATCAGGTCTTACAATAGATTTATTATTACAGGATGCAGAAAACCAAGCTGCTAACCTAAGAGAAGCAATAGCACAAACTATGGAAACACAGACAAGGCAATATTCTAGGGATGTACAAGCATTTGAAGCAAAGAGAGATAGTAGAAGAAATCAACAAGTAGACTTACAAAATCAAGCATATGTAAATGCACAGAAAGCACCTACGCTTTTAGATACGATTGCACAAACAGCAAATCAAGGTCTAATGGACTACACAACCCTTAAGGCATTAGCATGACAGACTCTTACATAGGAACAGAATTTAAATCTGGTACAAGACCTAGAGATACTTTTGTACAACAAAGTAAAGTTGCACCTGTAAATACACAAGATGCTATAGGTCAACTTGCTAGTGCATTATCAACAATAAATCCAGGACTAAATAAATTAATAGAACAGGATATAAAAGAAAAGATTGCAGAAGATCAAGCAGAAGGACAAAGAATGGCGATAGAAGAAACTGTAGATAGTGGTGGTTTTTTAGATGTTGTAGATAACTACAGAAAGAAAAATGGTGATGTAGCTGCAAATAATTTGATCGGTGGAAGTATGTTTATACAAGGTCAATACGAAAGAACAAAAGCAAAATTAGGTCAACAGTCTCTTAAAAACGCATTAGATAATGGTTATACAAATACATTATTGCCATATGTAAATCCAGAAACAGGAGAAACAATACAAAAGCCTATAAACTCTTTTGCACCTAATGATCCTGTAGTTCAAGCTTGGAGGGATGGCATAGTAAAAAAACATACAGATAAGTTAGATGATGTCAGACCAGCTTTCCTTAACAAGCATTTTTATCCAAAGATGCAAGAACATGTTTTTAATAATGCAAATCATCATATAAAAGAAAACAGAAAATATAAAATTACACGAATACAAACACAGTCAACGCAAGTAGTTACAGCATTTGCAGCTACGTATTCTAAATATAGAGACATTCAACCTTATACAGATTTAGAGTTAGAACAAATAGAAGATGGAACTTTTGTTGGTGATGTAGATCCTAACCGTAAAGCATATGCAGAGTCATTACAAATAGTAGAAGATTATGCAACAGGACTTAGGAATTTAGGTCTTACAGGTACTAATGCAAAAACAACGTTTGATATTATATCTAAATCTATTATTAATAATGCAAAAATATTAGCAAGTAGTGGCAATCCAGCAGATCAACAAGTAGCTAGAGATTTTCCTGTAAAAATGGCAAGTCTTATAAGGTATGGTAATGATGGTGGTACGTTAGTAAATCATCCAGAGTTTAAAGAAGAATATGCAAAGTTTCAGTATAATTTTGATGATTCTGCTAGAAAAAGGATAGAAGGTAGAAAAAAACTAGGTAATACTTTTGCTAATCAAGAGTTTGATAAAGACATGGAAAATATATGGTACAAGACAGAAGAAACTAATGGTAAAACTGTTATTACTACAAGATCTAGAGAAGAAGTACAAAATGAATTTGCAAAATTACAAACAAAATACAGAACTATTATTGATAAAGTAAACGAAAGAGGTTATGCAGATAATATCGAACTTAAAACAGATCTAGAAAAATTAAAACAATACATGAGTTATGGTTTTGGATCACAAGATACAGGTGTTTTATACCAATTATTAAGTGAGATACAGGCAAATCATCCTACATTAGATGATAAAGCATATAAACTAATAGATGAAGTACGAAATGATATAGCAAAGCATAAGACTATTGCAGACCGTATAGCAGATACAAGAACAGATATATATAAAATTACAAATCCTTATTTTGGTATTTTAGGTCTAGGTCAATATGGTTCTAATTTTGAACAAAAAAAGATAAATCAATTTACAATACAGACTGATAAATTATTAAGGCAATATTATTACAGTCGTTTGCAAGTAAAAAAAGATGATGACGGAGCATATTTTTATGGACATGATGCTGTTGATTTTGATACTTTTAAACAAAACATTATAATTTCAGCACAAGTAGCAACAGGTAATCTTAGCTTTGCAGAAGCACAAAGAATACCTGGATTTGTGTATATGTATGACGTTACAAAAATTCCTATTCCGAATACATCTTTTGCTACAACAGATGAGAAAGGAATACTTAAAGTTGCTCAGCCAGGAGAAGAAGATATAAAAACAAGAATCCCAGGATTTGTAGGGGTAGGAACTAACACTATAAGAGATCAAAATACAGCTAATATAGCTGCACAAAAAGGTCTTACATTTAATTCAGAAGCAAGTAAAAAAGAAGGTAGAGCAGTATTTGATAACGAACCAAGATCAAATGATAACGTAGATGGTACGTTTGACGATAACCAAACTACTGAAATACAAAACGACAATAGTGAAATAAATAATGTAGTTAATAATGGAGAGAATGTAGAAGAAGAAACTAATTTAGATGTAGAAGTAGAACCAGTAGATACAAATAAAGCGAACAGGGTGTCTGGTGCAGTATTGAAAAAACTTATAGATAATGGAGTTGTTACTTTTAGTGCTGGTAGTTATGTAGATGATGACGGCAATGTATACATGCCAAATGAGCCTATAACAATAGAAACAAAAGTAGGAAACAAACCATTAATAGAAAATAATAAAAACGTATTTGAGCAAGATCCTATAGATGAAGATGGTTATATAAAGAATATTTCACAGTCAGTATTTGAAAGATTACAACAACAAAAACTTATAAAACCAGTAGAAAAAGATGGTAAAACATTCTATGAAAATGTAATGTCAGGTGAAATGTACCAGCTTGCAACACCTTTACAAACTAACAATGTACAACCAGACATATCTAGCAAAGTAGAAGTTGCACCTGGTTTTACTATAAATGAAATACAAAATAGATCAGAGATACGTAGTGATGCAAGCACAGGACTTGATGCTAAAGATGGTGATCTTATTGCTATGAGTCCTACAGAAAAAAATAACGTAAAACAAAAACTTACAAGTATTTTAAAAGACGTTGATATTAAACAAATCCCACAAAATACAATACAAGAAATGTTATTAGAAGTAGGCTTTAGTCCTAGAGAAGCAAGAATATTAGCAGCAGTAGCAATGGCAGAATCTAGAGGTGATGCTACAACAGATACAGTAAAGTCTGGTACAGATCCTAATAAAGAAAACGAATTTTCTATAGGATTATTTCAAATTAATATGGATGATAGATTCAAGGAGCAAAGGTTAAAATTATTTGGTATTAGTTCTATAGATGAGTTGTATGATCCTATCGTCAATGTTATGGCAGCTAAAGCGGTATATGATGAACGTGGAGGAGGAGAAAACGGATTAAACGCATGGACAACATATGAATTTGGTAGATATAAAGAATTTTTATCTGACCGTACACCACCTGGCTAATGACTAACTCAAATCCAAACTTTAACCCCAATATAGACGAAACAGATTCAACAGAATCTAATATACCCCCTATTGAAGAGTTGGTTGAAGATAACAAACAAAATATAGAATTAAATAGTTTACAAACAGAAGGTACAGACCCTAAAGGTAAAGCTATAAAGAACAAAAGAGGTAGAACTATAGGGTATGAAAACGATACAGAAGAAGGTTTTGATAAAGACGCATTTTTAGATTACAAGAATAATAATTACTCAAACCCACAAATAGGTAGGTCTGTAGTAAGAAACAACGAGTCAGATATTATTAGAGGTGAATTTAATCAAAAAGATTTATTTGCAGAGTTCGAACAAAACATACGGCCTTTATCTGTATTAGAAAAAACATTTCCTAGTAATTTACGTTTTCAACTTACACAAGAAGAAAGAAATAAATTTGCTGTAAGAAAAGAAGATGGAACTATTGACCATGCAGCTACAGATAGAAAATTCATAACATTAGGAGAAAATAAATATGCAAGAGCAACAGTAGCAGGTATAGCAAACATACCAAATGAGATATATAAGATAGGTCGATACATAGGTGGAGATAGAACACCAGATAATTTATATTCTTTACAAGAACTAGGTTTAGAGTTAGAAGATGACAAAGATGATTTTGCTTATCAGACTACAAAATTCTTAGCAGGGTTTTTACTTCCATACGCAGGTTTAAGTAAGACAGGAAAGGTTCTTAGCGGTTGGAAAATGTTAAAAGGTGTAAACGGTTTAGGACTTGCTAACCCTGCCTTCAGATCCTTTGTAGCAGGTAGTGTTGCGGAAACTATCGCTATAGATGCTTATGACGAAAACTTCTTTAATTTTCTTATAGATATAGATACACCATATTTAGATTTTGCACAACCATTATTAGAAGTTCTAGCTGCTGACGAAACAAGAACAGAAGATTTAGGTGTAGCAAAACTTAGACAATTTTTAGCAGGTGGTGTATTTGGTGAAGTTCTAGGTTATGGAGGATCTAAGGTTGCACAAAAACTTATTTTAGAACCTATTGGTTATGGAGCTAGAGCAACAGGTAACGGTGCTTTATTTTTAGCAGATCAAGGTAGTCAGGTCATAAGAAGGACTATGGATGAATTTATGCCACCTACTATTTTAAGTAAGGAGCAAATAAAAAGTAGAACTATACAGTTATTAAAAGATATAAAAGCAAATCCAAAGCGTTTAGAATTTTTTAAAAAACAAATAGACATTCTTAATAATGCAAACATTACTGAAACTGCTGGTTTTGTGCCTAAAGAAATAGCAGATGAAATTACAGAATTAGATAGAGTTGCAAAAAGGGTAGAAGATTTAATAGCTAGAGGTGATTTGGTTTATTCAGAAGGAGCTTTAGATTTCGAACCTGATGCAGATTCAATGGAATATTATACTCAAAAAATATTTCAAGAACTTAGTGAAGGTACATTAAATAATCAACGTTTAGATGATCTTTTGAGACAACAACCTTTACTAACTTTTAAACAAAGTAAAAAACAATCATTCACAAGAGTTTCAGAACGTATAGAAGGGTTACGTAGCTATAGAGGTATAGAACGTACAGAAAGGTATCTTAATAATTTAGCTAGAGACAGAGTTATAGGTTTAGAAGAAGTAGATGAAATTAGAGATTTTCTTAATTTTATAGGTAGAGAAGCGTTTGATGACATTGTTTTAGAACAAGATGCAACTTTAAGTAGAGCAACTTTAGGTAATTATAATTTCAATAAATCACTTATAAAACTTAGAAATACAACAATTCAAGAAGGTCGGATGAGTGAAGTACTTATACATGAGCTATGGCATAGTCTTAGTAGAAATTTACCTAAAAAGGAATTAAGAAAACTTACAGGAGAGTTTGCTAGAGCTAGGAATAAGTTTTTACAAACACATGAAGCTGGTAAACGAGCATTTATAGCAAAAACAAGTATTCAAGAAATGCAAGTTATAAAAAATTTAGAAGCATTTTCTGATCCTACAAGAATGACAAAACCTATAAAAGTTAATGAAACTAATTTCAATAGATTAGCGTCAAGGTATTACGATAAAGAATTTAAATTTGTAGGTGATAGTTATCAGTTTTTAAATATTGATGAATTTTTTGCAGTTAATATGACAAAAATGTTTGAAGATTATGCACTTGAGTTAGAAACATTAGCACCAAGAGGAACATTTAAATACATAACACAAATAGTTTCAGAAATGTTTAGAGATACATTGGCAAGTATTAGGTCTGTACTTGGATTAGAGCAAACAAAAAATATATTTAATATGTATAAGAGAAGAATGTTTAAGCAAAGACTTAGTAATTATCCTTTAGAGTTTCGTAACTTAGAGAAAATGCCAACAGAGTTGGAAGCAACTCTTAATGCAAAAATGCCAGGAGATAAAGGATTTAAAAGGCCAAGAATAAAAGCTAGGTTTAATCGTAGGTTGTATGGTGACGGTCAAGAAATAACAATAGCTGAAAGGGTTGCAGATAACTTATTAGATCTAGATCCTAAAGCACCTTTTAGGATGACGCATGCAGAGACTATAGGTTATGCACATGGTGAACTGCCAGAACATGTATATAAAGATATAGTGGCTGCTGCTGGTGCTATGAATACAGGCAATCCAACAAAGAGATTAAGAGTTAAATTATTAAGAGCCTTAAATCTACAAAAAGAGATCATAGGTAATATGAAAACTAACATACATGAGTTAGAAAAATATGCACTTACAGGATCACAGATACCACAAGAGATAATAGATGAGGTTGCTTTAGATTCTTATCGTTGGATTAAATTTAATACACCTACTAAGAAAGTCGTAAGCGAAGTAGCAGGTACATTAGATGCAATAAAATTAGTAGGGAAAGAACCACCAGAAGGTGCTATATCTACAAAAGTAGGAAGAAAAAAGAAAAATACGTTACCCAAAGGAAATATAAAAAATCAAGTAGCAGGTACTTTAAAAAGGATAGAAGAAGAAGAGTTATTACCAAAGCCAGAAGAGATAGCAAAAGCTATTAGTGACATGCAAACTAACGGTGATATAGAAGGCATATTGACATATGCAAGAAGAATGATGGTACTTGCAGATGATCCTAAACAAGCTGGTCGATTTATAGCAAAAGCACCTCTAACACAGGCACTATTTAAAACTGGCAGTATTGCTAACGAATTGTTTATTAATAGTATTTTATCTGCACCAGAAACACAGATAGTTAATACTATAGGTTCTTTATTTAATGTTGCTCTTGCACCTGTAGATTTATTTTTAGGTAGTGGTATAGGTGATGTTGCACTTAAAGGTAGAGCTATAAAAGAGTTTACAGCAATGTTTTCTACCCTAGAACAAAGTTTTATATTGGCAGGTAAAGCTCTTAGAGGTGGAGAAAGTATTATAGATCCACATCATATGCTTGGTTTGCAAGATGGAATGAGAGGTAGAAATAGATATGCTATTCAATTTGACAATGAAATGAGTAATCCTTTTCTTGCAAGTATTAATTTACTTGGTTCAGTTGCAAGATTACCTTCTAGATTTCTTATAGCAGGTGACGAACTTATAAAAAACGTTGCATTTAGAAGTCATGTAACAGGAGAATTTTATGAGCAAGCCTACAGGCAGGGGTTAAAAGGTGATGCCATGAAGAAATATATACAAGAAAAAACAAGTAGAGTATTTGATATTGTAGAAAAACATAAGTTTAGTGCAGATAAAAAGAACAAAGATATTTTAGAAGCATATTTAAGAGGTATAGATTTTGCACAAGACAAGACATTTACATCACAAATAGGTGGTAGTGGTATTACAGGTCTTGGTGGAGGTAAGTTTACAAATGATGTTGCAACAATAATGAAGCATCCAGTAATGAAACCTATAGCACCTTTTGTTACTACACCAGTAAACATAGGTAAAAGTGTTATTAGAAGAACAGGTGTATCTATACCAGGTCAACCTAAAATGAACGCTAGTTTAGGAAGAATATTAGCTGAACATAATGACAGATTATTTAGTCCAGATATGGCTACAAGAATGAGAGCTAACGGAGAAAGTATTACAGGTGGTTTATTAATAGGATCATTTGTAACGTTAGCAGTAGCAGCAGATAATCCAGAAGCACCTATAGCTTTAGTTGGAGGTGGTACTACATTTAATACCGAGAAGCGTAGACAGACACAATTTGGATTTAGAGAATTACCATATAGCTTTAGATTTTTAAAGAAAACGAATGGTATGTTTGGTGAAGTCGTAAGAAATGAAGATGGTAGTCCGCAATATGTATATATAGATTTTATTTCTAGATTAGAACCTATAGCATCATTGCTTATGCTTGCTTCTGACTTTGCAAATGTAAGTAAGTTTCAAGGTGAAGAGGATGATAGAAACCTAGCAGCTACATTACGTGTATTAGTAGGAAATAACTTAAGTAATAAATACTTTATACAAAGTGTAGGTAATTTATTTGAATTAATGAATAATCCAACCAGGTTAGAGTCCTGGTTACGACAACCTGCGAATTATATTGCTGCTATAGGTGCATATCCTATAGGTCTTAGGAAGAGTTTACGTAGGGCTAGAGGTGAAGATTGGACATCTACATTAGGTCAAGTTTATGAAAATGGTAAATTTATAGGTAAAGGTATGGGAATAGAAAAAGGTGAATTAGATCCACAAGAAATTAGTAAAGTAGATGCTGGTAATTATGAAGAAGATTTTATGATGGGTATGTTTGAAGGTAATGATTTAGGAAGTCTTAAAACAAAACGCAAACCATTTTTAATGAACTCATTAGATATTTTAGGCACTATGGTTATGCACACAATTAATAATGATTTAGCACCTAGATTAAATCCGTTATCAGGCAAGCCATATAAAAACTTTGGAACGATACCTTTTGTTGGCGGTATTAGATACAGCGAAAGTAGTACAGATCCTAACGAAGTACTATTAAAAAAATATGATCTTAATTTAGTACCTGTATCAGATATTCTTAGTGAGAATAGTAGTATGGTTGTAAGTAATGTAAATTTAAAAAATAAAGAATTACATACATTAGAGAACCTTACTTCTAGTATTAAAATAGATTCACCATTTGGAAATAACTTACAATTTAACCAGGCATTATATAAGTTACAGCAGACAGAAGAATTTAAAAGATTTATGAAAAACTTTAATACACCACAAGATGATAGATTTCCTGATAATGAGTCATATGTAGAATTTCAAAATCAACAAAGAAGATATATGAACAATATGATAAATCAACTTTATAGAGCTTACAAAGAGCAAGCTGTAAATGTTTTAATAGATAGAAAGCGTGGACTTTTATCAAATGACTTTTATGATAGGGTTGAAGCTGGTAATAATCGTGAACGATTACGTATTATGAACGAGCAATCAACAAACGCTAGTGTACAAAATGTTAGCGGATTAGAAGATTTACTTAGGACTGTCTAATGGCTACTAACACCACCGCTACAGCTACAAACCATACAGGAAACGGTAGTACCACTAACTTTGCAATATCTTTTTCGTTTTTATCTAGTGCAGAAATAGACGTAACAGTAGCAGGTGTATTAAAAACATTAGATACTCACTATACAATTAGCGGATCTACAGTCACCTTTACTTCTGGTAACACCCCTGCTAATGGTGCTGCTGTAAAGTTTCAACGAGATACAAATATAAGTACAAAGAAAGTAGATTTTACAGATGGTAGTGTTTTAACAGAAACAGATCTAGATACAAATAGTGACCAGGTATTATTTGCTCAACAAGAGATTACAGATAAATTATCAGGTATAGAAGAAGGAGCTACAGCAGATCAGACAAATGCAGAAATCAGAACAGCAGTAGAAGCTGCAACTGATAGTAATGTCTTTACAGACGCAGATCATACCAAATTAAACAACATTGAAGCCAACGCTACTCAAGATCAAACAGCTAGTGAAATAAGAACACTTGTAGAGAGTGCAAGTGATAGCAACGTGTTTACTGATGCAGACCATACCAAACTCAACAACATTGAAGATAATGCCACCGCAGATCAAACTAATGCTGAGATAAGAACAGCAGTAGAAGCAGCTTCAGATTCTAATGTCTTTACTGATGCTGACCATACAAAACTGAATAACATTGAAGATAATGCCACCGCAGATCAGACAGTATCAGAAATCAAAAGCCTTATAGCTGGTAGTCCTCTTGATGCTACTCACCTAGCAGCAAACTCAGTTGATAGTAGTGAGCTAGTTGACGGAAGCGTGGACACCTCTCACTTATCTGCTGATTGCGTGGACGCTACAAAAATAGCCGACAATGCTATCGGATCAGAACATCTACAGGCAAACTCAGTAACAACTTCTGAAATTGCAGATGCGGAACTAACAACACTAGCTGGTATGCAGTCTGGTACAGCTTCTAAGTTAGCTGACAGTACAGCTTTGACTTCTGATATTGCCGATCTAAACCAGATAGATGGCATGGCAAAGCAGACAACTATAACTGATGATGATACAAAGTTTCCTACCTCTGGTGCTGTTGTAGATTTTGTAGCTGCACAGATCGCACCTATTGGTGGATTGGAAGTTATAGCAAATGAAGATAGCTTCCCTACTTCACAACCTTCATCAGGTGTAGTTATCAGTATTTCAGATATAGAAGGTCTTGTAGTCAATGGAAGTGGTGTTGCTACAAATGCAAGAACAACAGGAAACGGATCAGATAACGTAACTATTAATGGTTTTCCTTCTAGCTTACAAAGTAAGACAATGGCTGCTGGTCTTGGTCTTATGGTCAGTTCTACAGGCTCTAGTCAAACTTATACTTACCATAAACTATTAGCAAAAGAAGCTGATGTAGAGCAACTAAGTAATGATATAAATGACTTTGCAGCTAGGTATAGAGTAGGTTCTTCTAACCCTACAACTGATCTTGATGCTGGTGATCTATTCTTTAATACTTCTACTCAGAAGTTATTAGTTTATAACTCAACTAATAGTGCGTGGGAAGAAGCACAAAGTATTGGTAACTTCTTTATATCTACATTTAGTGAATCGTTTGACGGAAGTAGAACAGATTTTACTGTAAGTAATGCACCTGCAAATGCTCAACAGATAATCCTTAGTATTAATGGTGTTGTACAGAAACCTAATAGTGGAACATCTACACCTTCAGAGGGTTTTGCTTTATCTGGCAGTACTGTAAAACTATCTTCTGCCCCTGCTAGTGGATCAGATGTATTCATAATAGTAATGGGTTCTACAGTAAATATTGGAACTCCAAGTAACAACACAGTAACAAGTGCTATTCTCCAAAACGGATCAGTCATAACCGCTAAGTTGGCAGATCAAGCGGTCACTTTAGATAAGTTATTACATGGCGATAGCAATAGTAACGGAAAGTTTTTAAGAGCTAATAATGGTGCAGACCCTACGTTTGAAACAGTAGCAGCAGCTACAGGAGCTAGTAATGCTATCCAAACAACTGATGGGTCAGGTGCTTTTACTGCAAGTAATACTTTTACTATTTCTGGAGATAGTTTTCAAGGTCACGACATACATCTTGTGTCGGACAGCGGCAACAACCCCCCAGTTCTATCGCTTGGTAGTGGACATGGTGGTACTGTTAGATGTGCAACAACCGCATCTGGAGCATTTGGATCAATTTTAAATGACTCTGGATTACAACTTGGCAGAAATACACAGTATGTAAAACTAGCTGCACCAGCAGATCAGTCAGGACAAGCAAGCTATACATTCACTTTCCCTCCTATATCAGGAACTAGCGGTCAAGCTCTTACTACAAATGGAAGTGGAACTACAAGCTGGACTACAATTTCTTCTGACTTGGTAGATGACAGTTCACCACAGCTAGGCGGTAACTTAGATACGAATAGTCGTGATATTCTTTTTAGCGATAATGCTTCAGCAAAGTTTGGTGCTGGTACTGATTTAGAAATTTTTCATGACCCGACATCAGGTCATAGTAGAATTGCAGAAACTGGTTCTGGTCATTTAATTATTACATCAAATGGTGATGGAGTAATTCTGCAACAACATAGTAGTGGTTCAAATCTAGCAAAGTTTCTTACAGGTGCAGCCTGCGAGTTATACCATTCAGGAAGTAAAAAGCTTTCTTCAACTTCAACTGGAATAGAAGTTCACGGAAGTACAGATAATGCCAGAATTTCGTTTGGTGACGCTTATGCAAATAGTTCAATTGGTTATGTTGGTTTAAATCGTTTTGCTATTGATAGCCATGACGGATTAGAAGTTAGAGACGTTTCCGATTCTTATGCAACTAGATTTAAAATAGATCAAAATGGTCATGTATTACCCGGTACAAATAATACTTATGATTTAGGTTCCTCATCATTACGTTGGAGAAACGTTTACACCAATGACCTTAACTTATCTAACGAAGGTGGTGCTAATGATGTTGACGGAACTTGGGGAAGTTATACTATACAAGAAGGAGCAGAGGATCTTTTCTTAGTGAACAAACGCAATGGCAAGAAGTATAAGTTTGCTTTAACGGAGGTATCATAATGGGAATATTTACAAGTACTTTATTTCCTGCTGGTGGTGAAACGGGAGATGGAGGAGGAATAATACAAATAAAAATAAATATAAAAACAGCTAGGTTTGCAACGACTTCTACAAGTTATACGGATGTTACAGGATATGATTGTTCTATTACCCCAACTTCCTCTAGTAATAAAATTTTAGTTATCACTTCTGCTAGTTTTGGTGCTGGTGGAGATGGTATAGATAATTACGCAAGATTATTAAGAGGGTCAACTAATATTTTGAGCAACGACTTGTCTATTAGGATGCCTAATGCCTATATTAATAATACTTTTGTTCATACAATATTAGACAGCCCAAATACTACTTCTGCTACAACATACAAATATCAAGTAAAAGCTGCATCAAATGAAGTATTTTTAAACAGAGGTGGTAGTAATGTTATTAGAGGACAGTCAAGCATTATGTTATTGGAGTTATCATCGTGAGTTTAAATTTAGATTTTGAAGCAATTTACAAAGCATATTCAAATGCTGTAACGATTGATGATGATACAGGTGTTTTTGATGCTTCTGGTAATTCAATTACTCTTAACCAATCTTTAATAGATGCAGCGAGAGTAGAACTTGATAAATTAAATTATCAAACACAAAGAAAAGCAGAATACCCAGATTGGGGTACACAACTCGATTACATATACCACAACGGAATCGAAAAATGGAAGACAGACATGATAGATCCTGTCAAAAACAAGTACCCAAAACCTAGCTAACTATGGGATTAACACAAGTATCAACAGATGGTGTCAAGAATGACGCAATCACAAAAACAAAAATACCAGCAAACCAGATAGAAGCTAGTGAACTGGCAGATAACGCAGTCGATACTAATGCCATA